CGGGCGTCATCCGCACGGTCTACGCCGGCAGCTGGCCCAGCCACCTCATCGACCGCAACAGCATCACCGTCACGTGGTGGGCCGGCTACGGCGAAGACGGCACCAAGGTGCCAAAGGTCGTTAAGTCGGCCATCCTCATGCTCGTGGGTTTCTGGTACGAGCGGCGGCTGGCGGCCGACCAGGCCTCGGCCAACGAAGTGCCATTCGGCGTCCATGCCCTGCTCGACTCCATCAAGTGGGGGAGCTACCGATGATCGACTTTGGCACGCTCCGCGAGCGGTTGACGGTGCAAGTGGCCAGCGGTGCCACCAACGCCCTCGGCGAGACCGTGCTGACGTGGGCCAACAGCTCGTCGGTGTGGGCAAGCGTCGAGGGTGTGAGCGTCCGCGAGGCCCTTGTGGCCGGCCAGCAGGAAGTAAGCATCACCCACCGGGTGCGTCTCCGTTATCTCCCTGGCCTGACGCAGTCGCACCGGTTTGCGTGGCGCGGTCGCACCCTGGAGATCGTGTCGCTGCTCGAGCGGAACAACCGGGCCGAGCACGAAGCCATTTGCCAGGAGGGACGCAGTGCGTAAAGGCGTCGAGGTGACAGTTGAGTTCCCCGAGCTCAACAACCTGAAGCGGGCCTTCAACAACCTGCGCCCAAGCCTCGCCAAGAAGCACATGGGCGCGGCGATCCGTCGCACCCTTAAGCCAGGGGTCGATGCCCTCCGTAGCACCACGCCGAAGGGGCCGACCGGCAACCTTCGCCGGGCAATTGCGTCGAAGGTCAAGACCTACTCCAACGGAGGCGCTGTCGGGCTGGTGGGCTACACGGCCGCCGGCAGCGGCAAGACCAAACCCGCTGCGTCGGGCACCGTGAAGAAGGGCAAGAATCTCGGCTACCACATGGGGTTCCTTGAGTTCGGCACCCGGGAGCGGCACACCAAAGGGCCGATTGCCTCAAGCTTCAAGCGGCTCGGGCCGTTCAAACTCAAGAGCAACACAAGCCTCTTCCGCCAGAGCCGCCGACTCACCGGCCAGGCCCAGCGGATGCTTCTGCGGGCCAGCCGGCAGCGATTCCAAGACGAGGCCTCGGCAGCAGCTCTCCTGCGGAGGGGCGCTCAAGGCAAGCTCTCGCAGGCTGGGGCCAAGTTTAGGCAAGCGGCTCAGGTGCGCACGTCCCCTGCATACCCGCTGGCGTTTTTCAAGCGAGCCGCCCGCGGCCAGCGTGTCTACCTGTCGTCCATGCCTATCGGCGGCAGCAGCGGCCAGCCTCCGGTAAGGACGGCCTACGAGCGAGCCTTGCCAGAGATGCGAGCCACCCTGCCTGTCGAGATGGCCAAGAGCGTCCGTGCGGCCCTCCGCGACCTGGCCGACAAGTTCCCGCCCAAGCCCGGCACCCGCCGCCCGCCAGCCACCCCCTTCTAGGATCCCCGCCCCATGGCACTCAAGAGCCCAGAGTCTGTCCTGCGGGCCGCCCTGGTGGCCAATGCCACGGTGTCTGGTTTACTCGGCACCAAGGTTTACCCGCTGGCGGCCGACGCCGATGCCACGCTGCCTTGGGTGACGTGGCGACGTTCAGCAATCCGCCGGCAGGCAACGCTCTCGGGGCCGATGGGCGTGCCCAATGTCGTGATTGAGTACGACATCGTGGCCACCACCTATGAGGCGGCCAGGACGCTGGCAGACGCCATTCGCGGCGTTCTGGATGGTTACAACGGCACCGCCGACAATACGACGGTACGGCAGACGAGCCTTGAGGATGAAAGCGATCAGTTCGCGTCCCTCAATGGTGCCGAGATGCCCGACCTGTACATCGTCCGTCAGACCTACGAAGTTCTTTGGCAGGAGACATGACGCATGGCCGACACACCGCATGATGGCAGCGGCACAACGCTCTCGTTCCCAAACACGGCAGCGAGCAACGTCTACGTTGTGACCAACATCGTCTACAACCTCACCGATCCCGGTGCCGACGACACCATCGACATCTCGCACCTCGGCCTGACAACCGGTGCCGAAGTGCTCTCGCAGTCTCGGCCGCTGTCGGGATCGGCCACCGACACGGGCCGCGAGATCTCCTTCGACTTCATCGGCAAGACGCCGCTGGCCGACAAGCGTACCGGCACGCTCACGATCACCGGTGGTCTGGCGATTGCAGCCGCCGGCACGGTGCGTTCCTCGACGATCACGCTCGCCACCAACGACGTGACCAAGGGCAGCGCCACCATTCGGATCGCCCGAGTCTGATCCACGGGAGGCACCCGTGGCCACCTTCTCTACCGGCTTAAGCGTCACTTGGGGTGGTGTCTCGTTCCTCGAGGTGACCGCCGCGGCCCCGAGCTACGCAGGCGGGCCCAGCAAGGGCCGCTCTGTGGTCTGGACCGACGAGGCCGGCACGTGCACGGTCGAGTGCTACGGCACGGCCAATGTCTCGTCGGCCGAGTACGGCCTGCGCAAGCAGCTGGTGATCAGCGGCGCGGGTGTCAGCTTGACGACCCAAGCACTCTATCTGGGGTTCACGCAGACGCCCGAGCTCAACGGCGTCACGCGTTACTCCGTCTCTTTCAAACTCCTTGATGGGTGATCCATGCCGCTCACAGCCGACGATCTGAAACGGGCCTGCCGGCCAAACATCAAGACGGTCGACATCCCCGGCCTCGGGGAGGTCTGCATCCGTGCCATGACGCTCCGCGACCGCGACAGCTACGAAAAGGCCTCGGTGGACGGCGGCGGCAAGCTGCCCAACGACTTCCGCAGCCAGTACCTGTCGCGGTGCCTGTGCGACATCGACGGCCAGCTGATGTTCCCGGGCCCTGAAGGCGTCGAGACGCTCCAAGCCCTCGACGCGTCCATCGGCTCGCGGCTGTTCGATGCGGCGATCAAGCACAACCGGATGACCGAGACCGACATTCAGGATCTGGCAAAAAACTCAACGCCCGGCCAGAACGGCGATTCGCCTTCCGCCTCGCCGGGCATCTGAAGATGACGGTGGGCGAATTGCTCGACCGGATGGATTCGGTGGAGTTCTCAGAGTGGATCGCGGTGGATCGGTACTACGAGCGAATCGGTGACGACTGGTTACAGACAGGGATCCTCGCTGCAGCGGCCCTCGCCCCCTACAGCAAGTCGACCTTGGACCCCCGGAAAATTATCGGCCTTGATGACCACGCACCGCGCCACGCCACGCAAGACTCTGACGCTCTAAGACGCCTCCAGGCTGACTTCGGATGAGCACGCCACTCGCACTGTCGATGCAGATCTCGGCGAGCACAAGCTCTCTGGCTGCGTCCGTGCGCGATGTCAACACGCGGCTCGACTCGATGGGCCGGGCCGGCAAGCAAGCCGCCTCCGACCTCAGCGTGCTCAAGACCATCGAGATCTCCCGGGCGTTCCTGTCAGCCGTGACCAGCGCCGCCAGTTCTTTTCAGAGCATGGTCGTCGGTTCCGCCTCGGCCGTCGCTGCCATCGACGACCTGTCAAAGCGTACCGGCGTCTCGAGCACCGCTCTCCAGGCCTACCAGTTCGCGGCGGATCAGTCCGGCGTGAGCATCGAGACGTTCGGCAAGTCGCTCCAGAAACTGACGATCAACCTTGGCGAGGCCCAGACCGGCAACGGCGCGGCCATCAAGGCGTTTACAGACCTCGGGCTGTCGGTCCAAGAGCTTTCCACGCTCTCGCCGCAGGTGGCGTTTGAGAAGATTGCCGCCTCCATTGCCGCCCTCCCAAATCCTGCCCAGCAGGCCGCGGCCGCGGTCAGCCTGTTTGGCAAGAGCGGCGTCGACTTGGTCCCCGTCTTCCAAGAGGGGGCTGGCTTCCTCGAGAAGATGCGGGAAGAGGCCGAACGGCTCGGCACGGTTCTCTCCGAGGACCAAGTCGGGGCCCTCGCCGGGCTCGACGACTCCATCGCCAAGGTCTCGGCGTCGTTCAAGGGCCTCACGTCGCGCGTCGTGGCCGAGTTCGCCCCGGCGCTCACCGTTGCCGCCGACCAGCTGGCCACGTTCCTCGGGAGCCTCGACGCCCGCGACCTTGTCGGCAACCTGTCTGCCTCGCTCGGCATTCTTTCCGATGTGGCCTCTGCCCTC